ATTTATATCTACACAGATGGTACTTCAAATACAAATGCGAACACAATTACTATAACTAGTGGAACAGCAAATCTTTCAGGTTGGTTGATCAGCGATGACTTTACTTATAAAGGTCCTGAACTACAGCAAACACCACACACTAGTGTTCCACAATGGAAAGGTAAGCCTGGTACAGATGCAGATTCAAGACCTACAGGATCTGTTTGGATCAAGACTACCGAGCCTAACAATGGTGCAAGATGGAGAGTTTACAACTGGTCAAGTGCAACTACAACTTGGAATGCAGTTAATGCTCCAATTTATGGTTCAGGACACGCTGCTTTATATTGGTTAGATAGAAGTGGTGGCGGCGCAAACATTGCAGCAGACGCTATTTTTGTTCAATCAAACTCAAATGAACACAGTGGTTTTGATGCAACACCATCAACAGCAACATTTAGATTATGGCGTAGAGCTGCAACAGGCAACACTGTAATTACATCAGCAGAAGTTACTGCTTCAACATTTACAGCAGGATCAAATACATTTGATCTAGCAGAAAGTGTTAAAAATTCAGCAGCATTAGCAACAGCGGTTACTGTAACATTTACAGCAACTGGTGCAACAACTGATGCAGATTTACTTGCAGATGCAATTAACAGTGCAGGCTTTACAAACATTGAAGCATCAGTAAATACTGATAACAAAGTTTCAATCTTCCATAAATTAGGTGGAGACTTTAGAATTGCAGACGGAAATAATGCTCCAATTGGAAGTGCTTATACTGCATACAACATTGATACATTAGCAGGAACAGCAAACTTATATGCTGCGCCAGCAGGTAGCAGTGATGACTTTGTTGCAAGTTTATGGCAACCATTAGCAGCAAGTGATTTTAAAGCAAGTTCAAACAATCCAGAAAATGAACCAGCAGATGGACAACTTTGGTACAACCCAGAGTTTTCAGAAGTTGACATTATGATCCATAATGGTACTACTTGGGTAGGTTATCATAACTACGGAGCATATAGCAACTGTTCACCAGCAGGTCCAATTGTAAGTGCTACTGCACCTAAGAAAGACACAGGTCAGTCAGACGGTACAGCACTTGTAGATGGCGATCTTTGGATTAGCACAGCAGACTTAGAAAACTTCCCAACTATCTACAGATGGAACGGAACTACACTTGCTTGGGTACAAATTGATAAAACTGATCAAACTTCAGAAGAAGGTGTACTGTTTGCAGATGCACGTTTTGGTTTAGCAGGTGCTACTGGTAATACAGCAGCAGATATCATAGACTTACTAACTAACAACTACTTAGATCCAGATGCACCAGATCCTGCACTATATCCGCAGGGTATGTTATTATGGAACTTACGTAGAAGTGGTGGTAACGTTAAGAAGTACAACAACAACTACATTGATACAACTGATGATAACGAAAGATTTAACAACGGTGAATCAATGTCAGGTTACGCTACAGACAGATGGACTACTGAATCAGGCAACCAAGAAGACGGTAGCGGATCATTTGGTAGAAAAGCACAGCGTATGGTAGTTGTACAAGCATTGAAATCTGCAATTGACACAAGTGACGAGATTAGAGACGAAGAAAGACGTAACTTTAACTTAATTGCTTGTCCAGGTTACACAGAAACAATGAGCAATCTTGTTAACTTAAACATTGACAGAGGCTTAACAGCATTTGTAGTTGGTGATACACCATTTAGATTACCAGCAGATGCTACATCATTAACAAACTATGGTTCTAATGCAGAACTAGTTGTAGACAACAACGATAACGGTATTGTTACATACGACGAGTATATGGCAGTATTTTATCCAAATGGATTTACAACAGACTTAGGTGGAGCAAACGCAGTTGTTCCTAGCTCACATATGATGCTAAGAACTATTGCACTGAGCGATCAAGTATCGTTTCCGTGGTTTGCACCAGCAGGTACAAGACGTGGTGGAATCAGCAATGCTACAGCAGTAGGTTATATTGATGCAGCAACAGGTGAATTCCAAACAGTTGCACTTAACGAAGGACAGCGTGATACGTTATATGATCAAAAAATTAACCCAATAACATTCTTTAATGGTGTTGGTTTAGTTAACTACGGTCAGAAAACAAGAGGCAGAAATGCTTCTGCGCTAGACAGAATTAACGTAGCAAGATTGGTAGTATACTTACGTAGCCAACTTAATAAATTAGCTCGTCCGTATATCTTTGAACCAAACGACAAAATCACAAGAGACGAAGTCAAACAAGCAGTAGAAAGTTTACTACTTGAGTTAGTTGGCTTAAGAGCTCTTTATGATTTCGCTGTTGTTTGTGATGAAACAAACAATACGCCAGCAAGGATTGATAGAAATGAACTTTATGTAGACATTGCTATTGAACCTGTTAAGGCTATTGAGTTCATTTACATTCCATTGCGTGTCAAGAACACAGGAGAAATATAATGCCTATTACATCACTTAATAACTTTGGGGTACCAACAGACGCAGGCAACCAAGTGCTCTTGATGCCAAAGTTAAAGTATCGCTTCCGCGTTACTTTACTTGGATTCGGAGT